CGCGACCAAAACGGTCGGTGATCCGGCCGCCGTACATTGTGCCGTCAGGACAACGCCAGCCTCCACCCGGGCCGATGTCACGGTCGAAAACAGCGCGAACTCCTTTGACTTGGAGTTCCAGCGTCGACATTTTTTGCTGCGTGTAATAGTGGTTCACCTTGAACTGGGCCACCGCAGCACGATCTTCCGGACTGAAATCGCTCAAAGGCTGGAAAATCACTGAAGGTCGCTGCCCGTTCTGGGCGCGAACACGATTCGAGATCACATGACGCGATTTGGTTTGACCGAAGTCCTCCTCAGCCAGAAGGTCATCGCTGACAGTGTGCAGCAGCTTCAGGTAGTTCTCTCGCTGCAAAGTGTTCCGAAGAGCCAGCACACTTTTAGTACTAAACACGACCGGGGTGTCGGTTACGAAGTTGGCGGCAAGACTTTCGACAGCATCATCCAACGTCTTTGCGTTCTCTGAAGCCCACTGCGCCCAACGCTGAGCACCCTTCGTTGCGCCAAAAAAGTCAATGGACGAATCGTCGTGGACGATGACGCTATGCGTATACCCAGAAATACAGTCTTTGACGACAGTTATTTTCTTACTCATCGCCCTCTAGTCCAAGAATCTGGAGGATTGCGTCTTTTGAACGCTCCAAAGCTTCGAGGCGGGTGGAGAAAAGATCCTCCAAGATCGCGAGATGTCGCTCTTCGCCCTCAGAAAGTCTACCGTCAATAGAGAGCTTTTCACGGTAAAGAGTCCAGTCAAATTCTTGCGCTCTTTGCAGAAGCTGATCAACAACTTCAAGCATAAGTTCACGGTCTTCTTCATCGACAAAGTTCCGACCGTATGACTCCATAGTGTCTTGGAAAAAGTCTTCGGGTCCGATGTTTCGGCGAAGCGCAAGCTCCGACTCGCTCAACCCGATAAGACCGGCAGGAGGGCCGATTGTCACGACACCATCAACCTCATCTCCCTGACGGGCAACAAGAATCGAAGCAGGTGAACGCTCCCGAGTGTCACTCAACCAGTCAGCAGTCTGGACCGCGAGGATGATCTCACCGGGAAGATCCTCCGGACCCATCTCCGGGTCGATCTCCACATCTTCGACGACCTGATCGGGAGAGCGGTAAAGGAACGGACGCTCATCTCCTTCGCCAGCAAACTTCACGGCCGGCGCCTGCACCCCAAACTCGCGCATCAGCTCCGAGGTGTAATGGGCAGACATGTGCTCAAAGGGTTCGTTGTTTTCTTTGAGCATGATGCGTCGCCCATCTTCACTCTCGAAAAGACGGAAACCGTCACGAAGCTCGCGATCCTCGTAAGCGTCGGATCTTTCTAGAGCCTCAACAACAATCGCCGGAGCGAGATCCGCCAGAAGGCCACCCTTGTTGAGGTGTTCCACACCTTCTTTGAGCGACGTAATTCGTTCGCGAGAAGAAGGAGCAACACTGACAGCATCATCAGGCTCGGCAGCAGCTTCTGCTTCGTCGGGTTCGGCAACGTCTTCGGTTCGTTCATCTGGAGGATTGATGAAAGCATCGACCACCCACCTCGGTTTCCCCTTGCCCTCACCGGAAGACTGAACCTGTTCAGGGTTTTTGACGTCGCCGAAATCTTGCGAGAACTCGAAAGCGCCGTCTGACTCCTCGGCTAGGAATTTGAGACGCGCAGCCGGATCCGCGTCGACGTCCAAATCCGCCGCAGTATTTACATCCTTACCCAGCTGGCGGCGCTCACCCGTGGAAAGATCACGGGTTCTATCTAAAGTCAATTGTACACCATTAGGCGTAACGTAAACCAGTGTCGTGACACCAGTGTTCGACAAGAAACCCAGCTCCTCGCCGCCAATCGCATTGGCGTTCCGGACAGACTGAACCCAAGCGGCCTCTTCCATGTTGCGGTTATCGGGAACGCCACGCAGCTCCGCCGACGAAACAACAGGCACCATCACGTAGCCGTCACGACGCACGAGAACAGCCGAAGCAGCATCCTGATTAGCCGCCGCCGAGACAGCATTCTTGATACTCGACGAACGTGCTTTCCCGTCAGCTTTACCGACAGGCGGAACATTCGCAGCGCGACTCGTCATCAACTGCACCTGCGAGGCAGACACAACACCACCAAGCCGCTCGCCTTCCCCGCCACCTTCAGGGCGAGATCCGATCGCACGGAGACCACGAGTTCTGAACACCGCCTGCGCCAAAGTTTCACGAAGCGAAGGGATGTCGAACAGCTGCTTGCCGCACGTAGAAAAGTTCGCGTCCGTAAAACGGCCACCAAACTGGAAACCTTCCGGACACCGATAGCCGCGTTCCGGCTTGCCAGAAACACGACCACGACCAGAGCCGCCGCCCGGCGTCAACGCGCGCGCAATGCCAGAACGGACAGGACTTCGCAACGGGCTGACGTTCCCCGGAAGAAGCGTGGATCCGACAGCCTGAGCGGCCTGACCGACACGGCTGCTTGAACCAACCGTGCCAACAACCTTTTCCGCGGAAGCCCGCAGCGCACCAGAGCGATACAGCATTCCCTTGTACTGAAGTAGCTCATCGGAACCGTCGAGCGGCTCGTAAAACAAATCAGTAGGGATCGCACCCCACAACTCTTTTACGTGGCGCGTATACGCGACCCGGACCGGACGGCTCATCTCAACACCCGCAGCCGCAGTCACCGTCGCCCTTCATGCGACCGTGCTCCACCCAGTTGCCGTTCTCGTCCTGACCTTCGTGGGCCCAGATCGAATCGTCGGCGAGATATTTCATGAACCCGGGCTCCGTCTCCATGAAGTCACCCAGAACTTTGTTTGCGTGATCCCAGTCAGCTTCTGTGATCACATAGTCGATCATGCCGCCGTCAGCATCTTTCTTTCCACGACGGAACCGGCGGGCGAGTCGACGCTCCCATTCCTTGTCAGTCCACAGCGAGCCGCGCGTACCTTTGCGAATTTTGCCGCGACAGTTCTTCATGCCCGGATGATGGCAACCCTCGTTCGGCCACAGGCCAGTCGTCTCGTGGTGCAGCCAAGCGCAGATCCGCTCCAGCGGGTACAGCTCAGGGTGGTTCGCCAGAATGCGACGGCACCGACGGAAGCCACCCGGCTTGCGCATGATTGGACGCCAGTATCGAAGGAGTCGCTCAAGGTTTCCTCGGCGCGGACCGTAACCACGCAGAATGTCACCGGAGATCCGCTCCTGCGGAAGGTCCAAAACAGATTGGAGTGCCGGCGGCGTGGTTGCCTTCTCTTCGATGTTGTCGTCCATATCTACCTCATCCACATCCACAGTCAGCAGAGATCCCAGCGCTCAACCGCTGATACAGCCGAGTGCGAGACTCAGCGAACTTCTGTCGCAACATTCCGATGTCTGAACTGTCAAACGTCTGAAACGTGACTCGTTTTACGAACACGTTCGGACTGCGCCCGTAACCCAAATGTCGGGTCGGTGGAAGCTCTGCCCTGAAATGGTTTTTGCGGCTGACGTCTTCAGCGGAAGACGACCGAGCAGCAGAGTTCCATCTCCGTCTGTTCGCAACGCGAAGAGCCGCTTCCTGTCTATCCACTGCGACAAATCTTTCTGTGTCACCCCAACACGAGGGGATTTAGCGTCAGAGGAACTTCTTCAATTCCTCTTCGGCAGTCAGCATCTCGAATTCGAGAAGATCCTTCATCAGCTGGGAATCCTGATCGGACCCGACAACATCGGCCGACTTCTCAGCAGCCTGAGCCTCTTCCTGAATCTTCTTCGGCACCCAGTTCTCGGGGATCAAATCTTCCTGACCGAGGTCCAAGGCGCGCTTCATGATGTGGGCCTTCGCCTTTTCCTTGTCCTTAGCCCGGCCGTAAGCCTGAATCGCGTTACGAAGATCGGCGACATCCTTGATCGGGAAGGAGCCATCCTCCATCGCCATGCCTTCCTTCGCCATCTCCTCACGCTGGTCTTCCGAATAGGCGCGCTTCAACGCGAGCTCAGCAGCCTCAGCCTCAATGTCCTGAGCTTCGGCAGCGTCATACTCGTCGTAGCCAAGAACGTGGCCGTCGAGAGAGACAAACACGTCGTACGACTTCCCGTTCACCGCGTCGATCTCAAACACCCAAGAATCGAAACCTTCGAAGATGTCAGAGTCGGCCTGAACGACCATGCCCTTAGTTTCGATTTCGCTTTCGACGACACCGAGAGCGATCTCCTCGGCAATCTTGATGCTCACATACTTGGGGGCAGCGCTTTGGATTTCGCCTTCGAGAGACTTCTGACCCATCGCGGCTTCAATGTTCTAGGTGTTGAGACGGTGGAAGTTGAGAAGTTCGCCGGTGTCACCATCGGCGATGATCTCGATCGCGTGCCCGTCCTTCGACATGATGTCGACGACGAACAGGTTGCCGAAGTCATCTTCCTCGGTGCCGGTGTAGCCGGAGGCGAGCACCTTGCCGCCGAACATGTCGAGAGCCATGCCCTCAATGTCAGCGATGCCGGGCATGTTGCCCTCAGCGGCGCATCCACCCGGACAGTTCGCGCAAACCTCACGGTCGTTGGGGAAAGCCTTCCGCTCGAACTGGCAGATGTACGAGTCTTCGAGGTTGAGTTCGTCGGACTTCTTGCCGGCGACGCGCTTGATGGCGCGCATGCGACCCTCCATGGTGGGGGCCATCGCGTTGCCCTGAGGCTCAGCGTCTTCCTCTTCCTCTTCCTCTTCTTCGTCGTCCTCTTCTGCCTCGACCTCGACCTCGACCATGGCCTTTTTCTTCATGGCCATTTCGCCGTCGCCGGACTCCTCGTCCTCTTCGTCCTCTTCCTCGTCGTCGCCGTCTTCAGGCATTTCGCCCTCGGGCTCCGCCTTTTTCTTCATGCCCTTTTCGTCTTCTTCCATGTCCTCGTCGTCGTCGGACTCTTCGTCCTCTTCGCCCTCGACCATGTCAGGGGCGTCGACCGGCATGGCCTTCTCCTCGACCTCGGTCTCGACAACATCGTCAACCTTGGCCTCAACCTCTTCGGCGACCTCTTCGGCGACCTCTTCGACGGTTTCTTCAGCGTCCTTACTCATGACGGCCATCGCGCCACAGGCGCCACAAACCTTGCCGCCCTTGAAGCCGCACTCTTTAGCTTCCAGTCCCTTGGCGCAGGAGACGACGTCACCGTCGGCGCTGACCTTGAGGATTGCCTTTTCTTCCTGCTGATCCATCTCTTCCGTCTCCTTGTACTGCATGGCTCGTGACAAGCAGCCCTTGGGATTGGAGCACCCGTCACATGGTTCCATCCGTTTCTGTCCGGAAGTCATGCAGAGGTACTTATTGCCGATTTTCTCTAAAGCTTTTTCTTCGCTCATTTGGTGTTATCCAGTTTATCTAAGACGTTGGGCACCCAGCGTAACGGATATGTGTCACTTGGCTGAATAGTCATCAAATGACGACACAGCGTTACGTAGGGCGGATTGGAACATCTCAGCGTCACCAGCAACGGACTTTACTTCAATTCCACGCTCAGTGATGAACGTCTCAGCTCCGTAAAAATCCAACACCGGATCGATGTGCGATTTGAGAGCGAAAAGATCAGACATGGCGGCCTGAACTTCAAGCTCTTCGTTTTCTTTCATTTCAATTTCAGCGCGTCCACCAGCGGCGATCACCTGCTGAAGGATCTCCATCGCCTGCTGCAACTTCTCAAGGTTGCTGGCGGAAATCACGCGGCCAGCCTTGACGTCGATGTCGTCTTCGATGGCGGACTTCATCATCTCGCGCAGACGGTCAAGGACACTCATCGGCCGCGAGCCACAGCCACCCTTCCCGCCGCATCCACATCCGCAGCCCTTTTCTTCCTCGGGCTCCTTGTAATCATCGTCACGCTCAGCGTCTCCGCCGTATCCGCCTTCCTCGTCGCCGTCCTCGATGACGGTGTAGAAGGTGCGGACTTGGACCTGTTCGGGCTCACCGAACATGAATTCGTTGTCGACGTAACGGAACGAAACGCGCATGGTCATCGGCTTGCCGTCGTGCATGTGATCGAAGACCACTCGGCCGCCGCGAATTTCACGAATCTTGGCCGGGCCGCCGAAACGCTTGGCGAGTTCATCCGAGAGGCGACGCATGATTGGAGGCATGTAGCCGAACTGGGGTGACCAGTCACCCTTTTCGTCGATGTTCTCGATGAGTTCCTGATCGATCTCGTCGAGGGCTTCGTCGATTTCTGCCGACTTACCCTTCTTCTTCTCGTCGACCTTCTTCATGGCTTCCCGGACCACATTCTTCATGTAGTCCTCGCCACGACTCCCCACGGCCAGCCATTTGATCTGGGCGATTACGCCGGGGAGGCGAAAGTCTCCCGCGTGCCGGGCCACCCACGCCTCGCGCAATTCGAGGGCGTTGATCTGATCCGGGGTGGTCGCCGTGCCATCCGCGTCGGCGATTTTGGTGAGAATGCTGTACTGGGCGTTGCCCTTGATGTTCCCGCCTTTTGCCCAAATCTCTGGATAGTCCTCTTTGATCCGTGCGGCAAATTCCCTGTCAAACATCTTCCATTTGCTTTTACCGAAAGATGTAACTTCGTCGTCTTTTTCTTCCGACTTGATAGAAATGGTACCAGTCAACTGGTTCGCGCCATGCAGCACTGGAGAAACTTCGTAAAGTTCAACTTCCCGCAACAAATTAGCCTGACGCTGATTGTCGTAGATCGCATCGAGTGTCTTGTAGCCGATCGACCACTCCTGCTCTTCACCATAGAAAGACACATTCGCGAACGCCTCGCGGCCCTTCTCGGACTTGAGGTTGAACTGAACCTTGGCGAAAAGGCCGCCAATGCCTGCCGCTTTCATCTTTGCGGGCAGGCGACGATCCTCCGGCCCAACCTCGTAGATCTCAAGGACTTTGCCGATCGGGTGGTTCCAGTCGTGACCCCAAACGACCCGCGGCTTGCGGCGCTTCAGACTTTCAGTAAAAGCTCCGGGCAGGACAATGTCACCGACGCTGTCCTTGTTCCCCACACCAGAAACGAAGCACTCGACGATACCCTCGGCCTCATCGACATTGATTTGGCCGCTAATCGCCTTGAATTCGGTCGCATGTTCGGTTGCTGTCGGCATGTTTCACCTCGCGAGAATGACATCTAAATGATACTCGCGAGAAGTAACACGCAGGGGACCAGATTTTACTGAAAATGACTTTTACAGAAAACCGTCAAATTTCAGTCTGCACCGACAGTTCATCGTTAAAGACGGCGGAGCCATCGGATCGCCCGGGAACCTCAACATCTCGCCATCCGGCAAAAACCCTTCGGCGATGTCAACGGTCTTACCCTCGAGGTTGCGATGCACCTCGCGGACCTTCTGGTCCAGACGGGTCTTCCAAGTTTTAGTCGGAGCGCCGACAGCGATACTCCCGAAGTATGTTCCAGCGTTCAGAGCTGACTGGGACTCATGCTCAGCCATCAGGCGACCACGACGTCCGATCAGGTTCGCGAAAACAGCACCAAGAGCAGCGCGAAGGAGACCGGACCGGCTGTCCTCGTCTTCCTCCGTCATGGCCGATGCCACAGTAAGAGCAGCGATCACTTCTTCCTTGGTCGTCTCGTTGACCTTTTTCGCACGCGCCACCTGAGAATCCAGATACTCGTTCAACTGCTCTTCATCGGGGGTGGCGTCCATCCCAGTTTTCTCGGCGATTTGCTCTGCGGCCTCGGCTGCCATCGCAGCAAACAAAGGCCTCAAATCATCTTCGAGCTGACGGTCCCAACCGGCTTGATCGAAGACAAACTCGGGATCGAACGTTCCTGCCGCAAGAGCTTTCTTTGACTTGGCCCCAAGGGCCTTCTCTGTAATTACTCGCTGTTGACGCTGGAAATAACGGTCGAGTGATCGGTCAAGAATGTCCGCCCAACGATCTGAAAGCCGGTCAGCTTTTTCTTCCCAATCATCAACAGACTTATCGGTCTTCGTCTCGATCGCGTCAGGCTGGCCTGACAGCTGACCTTCGGGAAGCGGCTCAATTGC